AACTTCGATTGGTGCAATGATTGATGGAGGAAGTTGAGCGGTCTTACACAAGAATGATGTAAGTTCAACATCTCCGCCAGCATAGCCTGGGAAGTTCACAGTTGCTTTGAAGAGATTAGGACGAGCGCCCCCACCTCTAAGTTTTGATTTGAAATCTTCGATTCCTAGAATTGCCATCTGTCAATCCCCCCTTATACTGTGCCAACAACTTCTTCGAAGTCTACACCAGTTCTAACTGCGACAAAGTTAAGTGTCACATAGTTGATAGAACGAGCAGGCTTGATGAAGATGCTTGCAATAAATTCATTGCGGTCAATCACAGCGGCAGTGTTATTCGTTTCGTCACAGATAACACGGAAGTCAGTAATACCTCGTCTTCCCTGAATCTCACGAAGGAATGGTTCAACGATGTTTACGAACTCTGCACGAGTAAACTCGTCATTGAACTCAAACATTACGTTTCGCCCTGCAATTGCAATTGCACGTTCGATACCCAAGAAGAGTCTACGAACATTGATGCGGTCAAACGCACTTGGTCGTGACTCATTAGTTTTATCACCAAAAAGAATAATTCCTTCGCCTGGGATATTTGCGATTGGATTGATACCTGCTTTATACAGCGCATCTCTTTCTGCCTTAGTCGGAGAAACAACGATGTCTGTAATACCAAGATAACGACCTCTACGAGAACCAGCTGGTGAGAAGAAGTTCGCAGCGACTAAATCGGTGGAAGCCATCAAACCAGCGGTGCTTGATGCGGCAGGAATTTTGATAAATTGGTCATTATACTTATCAAATACCTTGAGGTAATTATTATCTTGGAAGAGATACGATGATTTGGTGTATGTGTTATTACATGCTAGAATCGCAGTATTTGTTCCAGTTGTCACTGCGGCTGTGCGTGACGGTGATGCGACCACTACACAATCCTTACGAAGTGATGCGGCAGTTGCAACCAAGTCATTTACAACAGTTGTTGCAGTTGCGTCAGCAATAGACTCAGGTGCAATCAAGAAATCAATCTCGATATTGTCTTTGTCTTCAAACTTATCGAAACCACGAAGAATATCGTCTGTTCCAAGGGTTGAAGAAGAAACACCACCTGCGAGTGACCATGTTGCTTGTGCGACTGAGAATTTAAAATCAGATTTAAAATCTGTGTTTCCAGCCTGTGTTGAAGCAGTGTCCCAATTTGCACCACGGAAATCAGATACAGAAGCAGAGTCTCCTGTGTGCAGGATACCAGCGTTTATCCACTGAGATTGTGTTTTTATAACATCACGATAGTAGTTTGATGTTCCATCTGTTGTCTTTGCGTTAGTCGCAACAGATAAGAATGGGAATGTTTCGAGAACCTCACCAACATTTCCAGTGATTTCACCATCTTGGTCAATAATAGCAACGTGGATTTCATCGTTTTTACCGCCGTGATTTGACACGAATGTTGATGTTCCAGGCGCTGCATCAAAACTTGATTTGTATGCCCATGCATTAAAGTTGGTTGCTCCACCAGCATCACTATCTGAACCACAGATAGCAACTTGAAGTGAGTTACCAAGTTCGCCAGGATACTTAGCAAGAAACGCACCATCAGAACTATCGATAGTGAGTGACTCGAATGCATTTACGTTTTTGATTTGTTGTGCTGTAAGTGAACCAAGTGATGTGTTGTTAGCGAGAGCATTTTTTGCGTCACTATCAACTTCACGGACAACTTGTAGTGTGTTAGAATATCTTAGAAAGAATGCGGCAGAATGAAAGTCTACCGTATTACTGGTTGTAGGCGCAGAAAATTTATTAACCAACTCGGTTTCTGTTGAAACGAGTGTGGTTTCCCCTGCGGCTCCCCAACCAAAGTTGCCTACGAACGCACCTGTAGAAGTCTGGACATTAGGGACTACGCCCGTAAGGTCAATTTCTTTTACAGTTACGGCAGGACTTGCGGAGGGTGTAAAAAGTGCCATAACTTTTCCTTTATATCGTTTTATTTATAATAAGTTTCATAATACGGTAGTTCAATACTTTTATTTATACTTTACCAATCTTCCACACCTATTTTGTAGTTTGAGTAGTTATGCCAACGGCCATTCCATTCATCTTGACTCTCTTCTAACTCAGCATTTTCAATTCCATCATCTATATGTCCGAATGGTGGAACATCGTCATGTATCTCTTGCATTTTTCTTTTAAACATCATTTCTTTAAGATTGATGTCTGTCATATCAGCAAAGAATTGTGTAGATACAAAGTATCCAAACATCACTAGATTCATCATCAGGTCATCATGATTACCATCAGATGCTTGGTATGACTGTCCCTTTGAAGTAAATGTAGATATTTCTAATATAGTTTGTTCATCTACGATTGAAAGTTTTTTGTTTTCTAGAATATCTTTGATACCTGAACATCCTAGTCTTTTAACTTTTCTGTTCATCTCAATACCGATACGGTCTGCCTTTATCGCAGATTCCATATGGATATTATCATACTCCATATCTTGATATAGTCCATTACATACTACCTGTCCAGAATCATTTGACTCTATTACCACATAGGCTTGATTATAGAGGTTTGCATACTTATATATAATATTGGGAAAGAGAATTGGAGAAATAGTATTGTTGCGATAAACGGCAACCTGTTTGAACGGTCTAGTGCCAATATCAATTACCGTAAAGGTAGAATAATCCTGACCTCTTCCTTTTGACACGTCAACAGTCATGATATACTCGTGACTCTTGATAGGTTCTTCATAGACCAATAGGTCGCCACCTTCGAACACTTTTTTAGGTGGTTTTGCACGAAACGATAACAACGTCTCAGCGTTGATTAGAGTATCACCTGTCCCAAAAAAGGTGTTACCAAACTCTTGGTCAAATTGAAGTTGAGATGTGTTTGCAATCGTCTGTGCTTTCCATTTCTCATCACGGCCTGGCACATCCCACCAGTTTACAGTAAATGGAACAAACTCATTTACTTTTTGGACTGACCCTTCCCATATTTTGTGGAAGGTGTTACCAATTCCGTTCGCAGTGCTTGTAATGATGACTTTAGTTTCTCGGCCTGCGGAGATAACTGGGTAGGTCGAGGTGTAGAACTCGTTCGCTCTTTCCACGAATGCAAACTCGTCAAGAAATAGTAAATTAACAGACAGACCACGAATGGAACTACCAGAGGTAGAAGCGGCGATAATCCTAGAATTATTAGAAAACTCAATAGAACCTTTATTGAGAGCTTTACAACCTGGCTGCAGAAAAAATGGAAGATTTTCCAACATAAGAGATATACGAGATAACATCTCTCTAGCAGTTGCTCCCTTGTTTGCCAAGATTGCAACGGTCTTCTCAGTGTGAAAGCATACATACCAAAGTATATATGCGACACTACTAATTGACTTGCCTGACTGACGACATGCCAGAACGATTGAAAACCTATTTTCATTAAAGTGTTTGAACATATCAACTTGATATGGATATAAGTTAAATGGAACAAGTCCATCATCAAGAGATATAACTTTCAGATAGGTCGTTGCAAAATATACAGGGTCATTAGAACACTTAATGTATTCTTTTAACTGTTCTTTTGTATATTGTTGTCGAATCCCATCACGCTTGACATTAGGATTACCGAGGTAATTTTCCTTCTGATTCAGCATCTATCACCATTCCTTTTTCTTCCTGAAGCAACCTTTGCAAATCCGCTGTCGTTCCAACATAAAGATTATTGGTGGTATTACCTATCTGTGTTGGTTCATCATCCTTTCTGTTGATTTCCTTGTTTTTCTTATTCAAGTCCATCAATTTATCATTGATGTCTGCCATGTTTTTCATCATACCTGACAATACTTCAAATGCTCTAGGATGTTCACTCTCACGAGCAACTTCAATCATTAATTCTAAACTCTCTTTACCTTTTTCTAAAAGGTTATAATATGTATCACGAGAGTATTCATAGTCGTTTTTTACGTTATCGGTCAAGGCGCACTATCCAAAAATGTTTCAGTAAATCCATAATCACTATCTGCATTTACTGTGACAGGATTCGGAACTACTTTTATTGTTTCAACATAAACATCACTATCGTTTAATCCTGCATTTTGTAAAAATAAATTACTGCGAACATCACGAATAATTCTGCTTTGACTCAGTGGGCCATGGAATGCAATCTTCATTTCAAAATCAAGAGTATACACAATCGTTCTTCTTTGTTCGATTGCACCTTCATAATCATCTTGCATTCCAACACTTGTGAGTGTAATAGGGACATCCTCAATCAAACTTGGAATATCGGTAAATGGTTTTACTGATATTGTATATTGTGGTGCAAAGAAAGGTAGAATCTGTTCTACAATTTGCAACGCATCATCCTGTGATTTTGCATAGATGTTCAATTGAAAGTTAAGTATGTAAGGTGTAGACGTAAATAGTTTTTCTCTTTTGGTAACTGCTTGGTCTTGAATTGCTTTTGATATTGAGTTTATTTTAGGCAGTTGACGCACCGCATCATAACTCATGCTTGTAATCTCAAATGACATACGAGGTAGTTTGATTGCAACAAGTCGTTCTGCTTCTGCACCCTTATCTGACATTTCTTGAAGACGAGATAGAAAATTTCTTTTGGGTGCATATGACAAAGGCACTTTAACCTGAGACATGACTGACCCATCACTCTTAGTTCTTAGAACATAAAGATTATTGAATAGTGACCCAAATACAGAGACCGCAGTTCTAACTCGTTTATGATAAAAATGTGTTCCAAACATTACGACATATCTCCAAATGGATTACTCTCTGAGAAGTCTAAGAAGTCACTCTCAAAGTCGTCAAAGGTTTTATTCTGAGCATCATTGACAATCTCCTGAAGTTCTACGACACCTGTCGGTGTTGCCTTTGCATTAGACGTATTACCAGTAACAAACTGAGTAGTCGTAGGTTCGTGGAATTTACCATCATTAGCACCCACATGAGCAAGTTGTAGAATTTTATCTGAGTCAGACCAACGAGTGACCTCACCATTGATAGTATAAGCCTCTGTTCCAAGAACTCCACCACCTGTAGCAAATGCCTGTGAAACTGTCTCACCAAGTATATATCCTTGTCCTGAGTCCATTGTGAGACGATACTGATATGAACCATCAAGTTCAATTGAATCAATGTCTTCGATTGATGTGTCAAAGTCTTCGTCATTGTATTCGAACAACTCACACATAAGACGGAATGTCGGAAGGTCTTTTACCTGATAGAATGGTGTCTCGGTCTCAACTTTCATGATTTGAAAAAGAGATTGAGATAGTTCAAGATAGATTAGGTCACCCTCTCTTGGACGAAAGTTTGCTGTGGCCAGATTACTTCCAACTAATTGTGTCCATCTTTTTTTTGCAACAACAAAAGTTGCTTGGTCACGAATCTCAACACCAAACTTAGTGAAGAGGTCTCCTTCACCATCAAATCCATCAGTGTTCTCGATATACATCTCTATCTTATATGCATCTCCAAAACGAGAAGGCACATCATCAAGAAATACTTTATCTTTATTGATTACTTCACGAGGTAGATAGAATACATCTTGGCCATAGAACTTTAGTGCTTCGATGATAATATCTTCGTAGAGTTGTTGTTCCGAACGAACACCTTGTTTAAAATATGGATTAGTTGCCATTATT